ATGAACAACCAGCCACTCACCCCAGAAGAAACCCTCCAGCGCATGCGCGAAGAAAACCTCCGCGAAGCCGAGGAAAACGCCCGCCTCTATGAGGAAAAGAACACCCAGCAGGTAAAAGACGCCCTCCAAGAACTAGGCGCCGCCACCTGGGACCAGGTACAGCAATGGGGCCCAGCCCACAACATCCGCCCACTCCCCCGCGAAGTGGCCATCGAAGCCCTCAAGAAGCTCATCGAAAATGGTGAAGTAATCCAGGCCACCGACCCAGAGACCGGTAAGCCAGCATTTGGCAAGACCTACCGCGGCGCCAAGACCAAGCTCTGGACCCTCGCCTAACCACCAGCCCCACGGTGTGGGGCTACCCACCACTTCCGCAGAAAAGAGACTGAAAATGAACCCCACCGCCACTTTCGCCAAGCTAGTAGCCACCAACCCACAGAAGGACGCACACGACTTCGAGAATGCTATGGGCAAGCACCTGGGCCTTGAGCCATGGCAGATGGCGAACATCCGCGAAGAAGTCCAGGAGCTAATTCTCGGCGCCACCGCTAAGTACATGCAAGCGACGGATGAAGAGCAAAAGGAAATGGGCCTATGGCCTGAAGACGCGGAGCCCGAAACGCAGGAAGAATTCATGGCAGAATGCCAGGCGCTAGCCGCTAGCTTCACCCCGCGAGCACTGCAGGATTTCGATTTCAACGCTTTCGATTTCGACTGGACCTTGGGGGATTCCGAGGCCTCGGAGCGCGGCGACAACAAGCGCTTTGAAACCAAACGGGCTATCCATGCCGCGGTTGTGGAGCATCTTGTGAAGTGGGAGCCGGCCAACTAAGCAAAAAGCCCCGCACTGGGCGGGGCGTACCTCCACGTAAGCGGAGAAGGTGACTCCAAGTCAATGAAATACGAAGTACCTCCGCAGATGCGGAGAAAGTCACGCCCCTAACCATATACGAGAAAAAGAAGCCACGCCACCATGTTCACCATCATCGCTAAAAATAATCGCGTTACTGCTACTGATTTTGAGGGCCTGCGCGCCGCACTCCTCGATGAGCTTTTTAATACTGGCCGCGAGGATTGCAGCCGGTGGGAGGATTGGATCGAAGCGGTCTACCCCGCCGATACCTCCGAGGTGGGCGAGGGCTACGAGCCGCCGGTGCCGCGTGAACTCACACAGGAGAATTTGGAAGCATTCGCCGCTTGGGTTTTCGATACCCCAAGTGCTCGCCTAATCCATGGCGAGCCACCAATACCCGCGACGCTGCAGGCTATCCATGAATTTATCGGCTGGTCGCTTGATGACGCGGCCGAGTCACTGGATGTTTCGAAGCGTACCTATCAGCGGTGGCTATCCGGGCAGATGGTTGCCCCGCCGCGTGTTGAGGGGGAGATGCGCCGGGCCGCACACCAGGTTATCGACCGTGCTAAGCACCTGGCCGCCAGTGACAGCATTGCTTTCAATCTTGATGATGACCCCGCCGAACGCCGCGCACACGCCCTGGCTGAGGTTCTCTACAGGGATTAAAACGCAGAAAAAGACCCCCACCACTAGGGTGAGGGTCAGTTTTAGATGTCGTGCGCAATTTCTTCTGGGGCGGGTACGGTCTCCCGCGAGTCTGGGTAGTGTAAATGCAGCTGCCTAATGTGGTTCACTGCCACCCAGTAGCGACTTTTGAGCTGGTCGATGCGCTCCCTTAGAGTTTCTACCTGGGATTCAAGCGAGCTAATCTTTTTATCCTGCTTATCCAGGTTGGTGCGCATTTCCTCCGTGAAAGCTTTCCAGTCAGGCCCAGATTGTTCAATTTGCTTCGTTTCTTTTTGTGAGCGGCCTGCGACCTTTTGACCGTAGACCGTGCCGATGGTCGTAATGAGAGCGACGAGAGCAGCGCTGAGAAGTGAAGCTAGAGACATGCGCTCACCTCATCTCTGGTATCTGAATTCGCTCCCTGCCATAGGCGTACAAGGCCAGAAAAATAACGCCGAGATAATTCAGGGCGCTAACCCAGGCACGCGGAGCATCCCCCAAGATTGTGCCCATGAGAAAGCTCATTGCCCATGCCGCGTGAAGCCCCACCGCGAGCCCCACCGCTGCCGGTAGAAGCTTGGGGATGAATGTCGCGGCGAGGCAAAACACGCCCACAGTGACCCAAATGCCCGCCCATACGGTGGGGCTTGCCCATCCCTCCAAATAGTGGGCAGGCGTGCGGTCTGGATTAATCAGGGGCGGCACGTAGGAAAGCCCACGAATGATCGTCAGCAGCGCAAGAATAGTCAGCCCGGCTTCGTCCGTTTTAAACCACGATGCTAGCTTGTGCTTCATCATGCCTCGTTTGTTGTGGGGCCGTTGTAGACGGGCAGAGTGGGGGTTTGTGGTGCTGCTTGTTGCTCCCGGTATTCTGCCTGCGCTGCAAGACGCGGCGCCATAGACGGCGTGACACCATCCACCGTGAGCCGGTTAACTAGCGCGGTGATGAAATAACCGATGGCACCGGCGGCGAAGATAGTCCACGTTGGGGCGTCCGCAAGCATGACGGGCAGAGCGCCGGCTACCCATGCCAGGGCCTGCAGGGCAAGCATGATGGAGCCTTTGTAGCGCAGCCACCAGGGCTGCTCTTGAAGCTCGACCGCGACAGCCTCGGCCACGCGCTCCGACACGGAATTAAGAACCGCTTGATTGTAGTGACGCGCCATTACTTCTTCCTCCGCTTCAATTCGTCTACGTCTGCCTGAATCTCCACGAGCTGGCGGCGGACACTCGCCACCGCATCCGCGAGCGTGAGATTACGGCCTTGGCTATCTTGACCTAGTTGTTCCCAGCCGGGGTAGGAGGCCTCAATGTCTACGGTGCCGTCCTCTCGGATAATCTTGTCGCGCCCGCCGGTCAGCTGCTGGCGAATGTCCTTCACGTCTGACCCCATCGGCCCAGTGATGCGAATATCGACGTAGCGCTTGGTTTCTTCGGTTTTTCGGTCGATGTGGTCGAGGATTCTTTGAATGTCGGCCATGCTTAGCTCCTCCTTGGGTGTGTGTCCTGTGAATAGTGCTTCGAGTTGTTCCCTGCTGCCCCGGTAGGCGTTGACGTCCACGTTTGGTCGGCCTGCGACGGTGCCACGCGACCCGTACTGCAAAAGGTCTGGCTTGCGGTCACCTAGGGGGTAGTCCCAGCCGGGGTGACGGTCGCCGCCCTCCCGCGTGTACAAGACACGCGGGTCACCGACCCCGTTATATAGCCCGTAGTTGGAGCACCAGAGTGCCCCGAGGCCCTGCATGGACGGCTCGCCGCCCGGCATTCTCTCCCAGTACCATGCGCCGGTGTAGACGCCGGGCACGTGGTAGCCGCGCCGTTCCAGTTCGCGTTTCGCCTCCCACACATCTTCACCGCGCAGCAGATAGTGACGCGGGTCGCTTGGCGGGAACCGGTTATCTACGCTCTCGACGTCAATCCACACGGGCAGGTCGCGGCGCCCGCCCATTTGCTGCTCGATTACATCAACCTGCTGGGCGATGGTGGTGCCCTCCGACGGGGCGCGCAGATACCAGTAGGTGGAGATGAGCATTCCGGCCTGCTCGGCGTCCGCGAGGTGCGAGTGGAATACCGGGTCAACGTAGGTGCCATCAGATACGCGAATGATGGCGAAGTCGACGCCCTCCTGCTTAGCCCGGGCGCAGCTCAGCCCGTCGTTGTGCTCGCTAATGTCGATACCGTAGATGGTGCGGCCCTGCTTCCCCACAGGACGGGCCACGGCGCCGCCGGGCTGCGTCTCCCCCGGCCAACGCGCCCCGCGTAGAACTTCCTGCGGGTCAAGAATCGTCTGCCCCAGAACACGACGGGCCGGGGCAACCCATGAGTAGCGGTACACCTCAATGTGCAGGTGAGGAGCCACACCGCCGTTCGTGGCCGAGTTGGGGTTAATCCGCCCGATGCGCTGCCCCTCACGCACCTGCTGGCCTGCTTGCACTTCGGGGATGATATGCCCGTACACGCTCTCGTTGCCGCCGACGCTGGCGGGGTGGTCAACGCGAATCCACTGGCCGAAACCAGACGCGGGGCCAGCCGCGATGACCGTGCCGTCCTTAATTGCGTAGATAGGCTTGCCACCTGAGCCACCAGCCACACCGTAATCTACACCAAAGTGATATTGTCCCCATCTCGGCCCCATCGGGCTAGTAACTACGAATCCTTTATCAACCGGCATTGATACCATAGCGACCCTCCTTTCATCCATAAAATAAACCCCAGACCTGCGCGGTCAGGGGTTATCTAAATCGTTATGGTCGTCTGCGCTTTCTAGCGTTTTCCTCGCGTTTTCGTCGAAGCCTGCACGCTTTACATACACGCCCACCGTGGGCCGTACCCGCTCGACACCGTATAGGTGCCCCGTTTCATTGGATGTGTGACCATGATTGTGCCTCCTTTCAGACAAAAATCTAGAGCGTTCCGTACTGGGCGCATGCCCACTGCTCAAGCGTGAGCACCCGGACTCGTCCGGCTTCTTGCTCGGCCACTAGCCAATCCAGGAACTCAGCAATCTGGGAAGTAGTCGCTAGACCTGGTTCATCGAATTTTCCCGGGTGACCGCCGACAATCACGCCATGCTTCTTGGCAGCTGCCTGCTCAATAAGCTTCTTCACCGGTGCCACCCCAGCGCTGCCATCAACCCAGCATCGAATCAATCCCTGGGGTGGCCGATTCCCGGTCATGGGGTACGACCCTGATGTATCAGTTACCTGCCAAGCCCCGGTTGTAAAAGCATGATTCTCGAGAATTCGACGGCCCGGCATAGTCGCCCACTCATCCGGGCTCGCTCCACGAAAATTCGGGTAATACAGCGCTGCCGGGAGAATGAATGTACGAATCTTCTTTTTAGGCAGGGCGGCCTGCAGCTCTTCGAGACCAGTCTCTACCTCCATGCGTACAAGCTCATCAGTGTCCGCGTTCCCATGAGTCGCGCTGTGGTTAGCGACGGTGATGTAGTCAGGCGTGTCATTAAAATCACTCCACTGTGTGCCCACATACCCGTCATAAATAGCAGTCGACGATGAATCATAGGCGCGGGAGGAAAGCGCGAGCGTAGATGGCAACTTTCGCTCAATCAGCAGCGGAAGCAGCTTATCCCGACATGCAAGACCGAAATCATCCCACGTGAGACAGACCGGCACAGCATCCCCAGTGTAAATACGACCTCCGACGCTAGCTTCTAGCTCCTCGACTAGGCGCTCGTTCTTCGCAGGCGCAGCCGTGGCTACGGCATGGTCGTGCGGATTCGTCCACTC